CTGGCTGGCGATCCCGACAGAGCTGCAGGTAAGGGCGCGCGGGGCGCCGGATCACGCCGGGTGAATGGGAACGGCGGCGCGGTCTCCGGCTGCGGTTTGTCTATCGCAGGCGGGGACCGAGCCTTTTAGTGGCTGAAGGGCGGCTGAATGCACGCGGAGTTGGTGTTGCATCACGCTCAAAGACGGGGCGCGGGCTGACCACAGTGCCGATCTTTCTGCTGGTCCGGCAAGTTAAGCTGCGCAAACGGCTGGATCTGGCGCGCGATGCAAAGGCCGCGCAGGAAAGGATACCGGGGGCGATTGTGGGAAAGTGGGTAGATACCCGATTTTGACGACGGTAGTCGACACGTTGCCTTCGTTGGCATATATTGCCATCAGCATACATGGAGTTGCATATGGCCACGCGAAACGTTGTTCTTACCGACCCGCAATCCGACCTTGTTGACCGACTGGTCGCGTCGGGACGCTATCAGAATGCCTCTGAGGCGCTGCGGGCAGGACTGCGTCTGCTCGAGCGGGAGGAAAGCGAATTGAGCGCATTGCGTGATCGCCTAAGCACCGGCCTTGACGAAGCGCGCCGTGGTGATCTGGCCGAGGGGTCTGGCGAAGACGCCATGAGTCGCGCATTTTCTCGTGCTCGACAATCGTCTTGATGCCGAAGCCATGGCGGCTGACGCGGGCAGCGGAAGCATCATTGAGCGACATCGCCCACTGGACCTACGAAACGTTTGGACCGCGACAGGCTGAGGCCTATGAAGAAGGTCTGATCGCCACCTGCCGTGACATCGCGGCGGGTACTGCATTGTCGCAGGATTGCCGACGTCTGATCGATCCGGACCTGGCCGACGATCTGCGTTTTGTGCGCAATGGCCAGCATTTCATCGTGTTTGTCGAAGATACGGATCAGGTGATTATCATCGATTTTCTGCACAGCCGGTCCGACCTGCCGGGAAAGCTGGCCACTTTGCAAGGTCCCAAACCTGACCGCAAACGCTGAGACCTTCGGGTCGCATACGACCCGGAGCCCACCAATGCCCACCCCTCGCGAACACATCCTCACCGCTCTGGCGGACCTGTTGCGCACGGTGCCTCATGTGCCGGTCCTGCGCGGCGAGGTGCTGCCGGAGCGCATCTCCCCTGCGGGGCTGATAATCCTTCGTGACGGTGATCCTGGCGATCCCGCGGTGACAATGTCGCCGCTGAGTTATCATTACCAGCATCGCGCCGAGCTTGAAGTCATCGTGCAGGGTGAGGCCCGGTCTGCGCAGCAGATGCAAGGGTCCGGGGGACCCTTGCAAGGAACAAACGACCGCGACACTGCCTTTGCAGCCCTTTGTGCCCAGATCGGCGCTGTCATCCGTGCAGACCGCACGCTCGGCGGGCGTTGCGATTGGGTTGAGGCGGAAGCGCCGCAGCCGGTGGACCTGCCCGTTGAGGGGGCGGCCAGTCTGAAGGCGGCGGTAATTTCGGTCGTGCTGCATTATTCAACGTCAGACCCGCTGGCCTGACCCACCCCACAACCTGAGGAGAACACAATGGCACGCGCACAAGGAGCGCGGGCGCAGATGGCGCTCGCCTACGAATCCGTCTACGGCACGCCGCCCGCGAGCGGCTATTTCAAGATGCCCTTCGCCAGCTCGACGCTTGGCGCAGAGCAACCACTGCTCGAGTCCGAGCTTCTCGGTTATGGCCGGGATCCGCTCGCGCCGATCAAGGACGCGTTGACCAGCGATGGCGACGTGGTGGTCCCTATCGATGCGATTGGCTTTGGCTACTGGCTGAAGGCGGCGTTTGGCGATTCGACCACGACCGGCGCGGAGGCTCCCTACAGCCACGAGTTCCGCTCGGGCAGCTGGACCCTTCCAAGCCTCGCCATCGAGATTGGCATGCCAGAAGTGCCGCGCTTCGCGATGTACGCGGGCTGCGTGGTGGATCAGCTGTCCTGGCAGATGACACGCTCCGGCCTGCTGACTGCCTCGGTCAGCCTCATTGCCCAGGGCGAGACCCCGGCGGCAGCCACCGGCGCGGGCACACCGACCGAGATCACGCTGCAGCGGTTTGGCCACTTCAATGGCTCAATCAAGCGCGACGGCGTGGCCCTTGGCAACGTGGTCTCGACCCAGATCACCTATGGCAACAATCTCGACCGCATCGAGACCATCCGCGCCGACGGCAAGATCGACGGGGCCGATCCCTCCATGGCAATGCTCTCGGGCAGCATGGAGGTCCGCTTTGCCGACACCACGCTGATGGACCAGGCGATCAACGGCACAGATTGCGCGCTTGAGTTTGCCTACAGTCTGCCCACCGGCGAGAGCCTGACCTTCACCGCGCATTCCGTTTACCTCCCGCGTCCGCGCGTCGAGATCGGCGGGCCGCAGGGCGTGCAGGCGACCTTCGACTGGCAGGCAGCCAAGGATAGCATCGTCGGGCGCATGTGCACCGTCACGCTCATGAACGGCGTGGAGGCCTATTGATCATGCTCAAACTTGACCTCTCGACCGATCCGCGCTGGCTTGATCTCGCCCCCGGCGTGCGCGTGCGTCTGCTCCCGCTCACCACCGCGCTGATGGTGACCACCCGCAACGATCCCAGCATCGAAGCGCTCCCCGAGAATGCTAGCAACGAGGACCGCGCGCTGGTCTTTGCCAAGCGCTGGGGCGGCGCGCCGTCGTAGAGTGGGAGGGCGTGGGCGACATGGACGGCAACGTGCTGGACCTCACCCCGGAAGGTGTCGACGCCTTGCTCGACATCTATCCAATCTTCGAGGCCTTCCAGGCGGGCTACGTCGCCAAAGCACTGGTGTTGGATCAGGAAAAAAACGTCTCCGCGCCCTTGCCGACTGGCACTTCAGCGGGGGCGATCGATACTGCGAGGCTTGCGAATCCCTCGAGGCTTACGAAGCCCGCGGGGCCTGCAAAGTCCCGTGCCCGGAGTGCCCGCAAAAAATGAACCGACCCCAGACCTTCGAGGGCGCACAGGTCTGGGATCTGGTCGGACGGCTGGGTGGCCAGCTGCGCGCCTCGCAGCAGACCATCCTTGGCTGGGACATGGGAGCTGCGCTGGCAATGGCGCAGGCGCTGGGCGTGAACGGCCTCGCGGCGATGGAGATGCTGCCGGAAATCGAGGCGGTGATGGTGAACGAGTCAACGAACGGATCGGAGATCAGCATGAGTGAAAAGCGCGTGTTCGTGCGCCTCGACTGCTGTTGGCGGACGACAGGTCAAGGCGGAGCTGACCGGCATTGGCGACGCCGGGGCCCGTGGCCTCGGGCGGCTGTCGCGCGAGGTCGATGTGGCAAACGCGCGCCTTGCTGCCTTCACGCGCCGCGCCACGATCGCAGCGGCAGCCGCAGGTGCAGCTGTGGTGGCAGCCGGTGCTGCGATGATCCGCTCGGGACTGCAAACCATCGACCAAACTGCCAAGCTGGCGCAGTCGCTGGATACCACCGTCGAAAGCCTGCAGGTGCTGGAGCGTGCCGCTGACCTCTCGGGCGTCTCCATGGGCAATGTCGAGCAGGCAACGGTGCAGCTGACACGACGGTTAAGCCAGGCGGCTGCTGGTGCGGGTCCTGCCGTCGATGCGCTTGACCGCCTTGGTCTGTCGGTCAGCGAGTTGCAAAACCTGCCGCTCGATCAGCGCATCGCTTTGATCCAGGACCGGCTGGCGGAGTTCGTGCCGGAGGCCGAGCGCGCTGCTGTCGCCTCGCAGCTCTTTGGCGATCGTGCAGCCCTCGTGTTCACGCGCATTGATACCGCAACGCTGCGCCAGGCCACCGCTGATGTGAATGATTTCGGCATCGTCGTCTCTGAGCAGGACGCGGACCAAATCGAGCGCACCAATGATGCGATCTCCCGCCTCGGTCTGATCTGGCGCGGTGTGTCGAACCAGCTGGCGGTCGCTGCCGCACCCGCGCTTGAAGCAGTGGCAGATGCGCTGGCGGCCATGGCGCGCACGACCGGGCCACTTGGAAGTGCCATTCAGGGCCTCTTTGAGAACATTGGACGCCTGACCACATTTGCGGTGACCTTCGCAGGCGTAATGGCGGGCCGGTGGGTGGCGGGACTTGTGGCCGCGACCTTCTCGGTCAGTGGGCTGGTGACAGGTCTGGTTTTCTTGCGCGCGGCGCTGATCCGCACCGGCATCGGCGCGCTGATCGTTGGCGCAGGCGAGCTGGTCTATCAGTTCACGCGGCTGGTTTCTGGCGCGGGCGGGTTCGGCAACGCGCTGGACCTGCTCAAGGACGTGGCGGTTGAGGTCTGGGACCGGATATCGCTCAGCGCGGATGCGGCTTGGGCGCGCGTGGAATCTGGTTGGGCCTCCGCGCAGGCTGGTATTTACGACGGTTTGCAAGATGCAACAGCGGCGGTGGTCGGTTGGGCAAACAGCACCGTCAACACCTTCGAGGGCACGTTTTTGGCGGTGCAGGCCATCTGGGGCGCGCTGCCGGATGTGTTCGAGCGCGTTGGCGCGCTTGCGATCAATGGCCTTGTCGAGGTGATGGAGACCGGCATTGCGGGCATTACCGAGGCGGTCAACGCCGTTTTGACCCTTGGTGGTCGACGTCCCGAATGGGCCATCGCAGCCCCTGACCTCTCGGAATGGAAGTCTGCGGTTCCCGAAGCCGTCAACTTGGGAGAGCGGGCGCGGGAGGCCTACGACAGCGCCTTCCTCGGACAATCCCTTCCAGGTGCCTGAGCTCTTTGGCGGCATGGCAGATGATGCGCGCGGTCGCGCTGCGGGCTATTCCGAGGCGGCAGGGATGCTGTCAGACGCGGCTTCGCGCCCCATGACAGCCTGGCAGGCGCTGAAGGATGCCATTTCTGGTGCGGGCGATGAAGGCACGGCGGCGCTCGAAAGTGCCGCCAATTCAGCGGACCGGTTCAACAATGCGCTGGAGGAGACCGAGGATCAGGCAGGCCGCGCAGGTGGTGCGGCAAAGCAGGCGGGCGCAGGCGCAGCCGAGGGTGCCGAGGCAGCAGCCACTGGCTGGCAGGCGGTTGTGAACGCGGTCAGCGAATATGCCGACAAAGCACGCGATGTGGGCGCAGACATCGGCAATGTGCTCGTGAGCGCGTTTCAAAGTGCGGAAGACGCCATCGGCAACTTTGTGAAGACCGGCAAGCTGGACTTCAAAGGCCTGGTCACATCGATGATCGCGGACCTTGCCAAGCTCGGGGCGCGCAAGTTCATCCTCGGCCCCATCGCCAATGCACTCTCCGGCGCGCTCGGCAATCTCGGCGGCATGTTTGCCGGTGTGTTCCACCAGGGCGGTATGGTCGGTGGTCCTGCGCCATCGCGCATGGTCCCGGCCATGGCCTTTGCTAATGCACCGCGCCTGCACAACGGCGGCTGGGCCGGGCTCAAATCCGACGAGGTCCCGGCGATCCTGCAGCGTGGCGAGCGGGTGCTCAACCGCCGGGAAGCCCAAAGCTACAGCGGCGCGGGTGGACCGCGCGAAAGCGCCCCCGTCGTCAATATATCGATCCAGACCCGCGACGCCGAGAGCTTCCGCCAATCGCGCACGCAGGTCGCAGCCGATATCTCGCGCGCGGTCTCCATGGGCCGGAGGGGCATGTAATGGCGTTTCACGAGGTGCAGTTCCCCGACAACATCAGCCGCGGTGCACGCGGCGGACCGCAGCGGCGCACGCAGATTGTTGAGCTGGCATCGGGCCGTGAGGAGCGCAACGCCAGCTGGTCCGCCTCGCGCCGCCGCTACGATGTCAGCTACGGCATTCGCCGCGTGGATGATCTGCACGCGGTGGTCGCGTTCTTCGAGGCGCGTCTTGGTCGTCTCTACGGCTTTCGGTTCAAAGACTGGGCTGATTACAAGTCATGCGCGCCCTCAAAGGGTGTGTCCGAGATGGATCAGCGCATCGGCATCGGTGACGGCACCACCACGTCCTTCGCGCTGACCAAAGCCTACGGCACTGTGCCACATGTCTATCAGCGGCGCATCGAGAAGCCGGTCGCAGGAACAATCCGCGTCGCGCTGAGCGGTGCCGAGCAGTTCAACGGCTGGTCAAGCGACCCCGTCACCGGGATCGTCACCTTTGAGGCAGCTCCGGATCCCGGTGTGACCCTCACTGCAGGCTACCAGTTCGACGTGCCCGTCCGCTTCGACAGCGATCTGATGGACGTCACCCTCGATATCGAGCGCCTCGGCTCGATCACCTCGATCCCGCTTGTGGAACTCCGCCTCAGCTAAGGACCTCGCCCATGCAAACCTATACCGCCCTTGAACATCGCCCGGGCGACACGCCGCAGCTTTACGACACCGATGGCGGGCTCGTCACGCAAAACGCAAACGGCAAAGTCGTCCGCCTCAATTCCAGCCAGCAGGTCACAGCCGTCGCGCCAGTGCCGATCGAGGCCGAGGAGCGCTATGCGTTCCGCGCGGTGTTTCGGCGGGCCACCAACAGCCCCGATCCGTCCGACGACGCTATTGCCTGCGGCATCGACTGGCTGGCGGCGGACAAGACCGCACTTTCCACCACCACCATCGAGACCATCCTCAACTTCACCGTCGCGGATGGGCGCCGCGAGGTCCGCACCTCGGTCGTGGCAGAAGCCGATGGCCCCTCCAGCGTCGTGGCCCCAATCGGCGCACGCTACGCGGTCCCATGGGTGCGCACATTCGGGATCAACCACGCCACAGACGTCGAGGTCTGCAGTCTCGAGCGGCTGCCCTTTGTCTCGATACCCGTCGCGCGCACCTTCTACGTCACCATGGATGGCAAAGATCTCAATGAGGGCTCTTCCCTGACCGCACCCCTGGCCTCCATTGCCGAGGGCCTCGCGCGCGCAGCAGCCCTCGCGTTGCCTGCCATCGTGATTGTGCAGCCTGGCGAATACGTCGTGCCGCCAGATACTGTGATCCCCGCCAATTGCGCCCTTTACGGCTATGATCTGCGCGTCACCAAGCTGAGCCTGCCGCCGGGCCAAGAGGTGAACAACATGTTCCAGATGTCCAACGGCATCAAAGCCCGGGGCTTTACCTTCTCAAACCTGCGCCATGAGCCCTACACCCTTGCGGGCGGGCCACCGCAAAAGGGCTGGGCCTTCGTCTTCAAGCCCGGCGAGCTGCTCACGCGATCGCCCTATGTCGCCGATTGCTCACAGCTGCACAGCTTTACCCAAGACCAGATGGCCCTGCCGATCGACAAAGCCGCAGGCAATCCGCTGATGCCGCGCGGCGGGGGCAACCTGCTGGCCGACGGCTCGGTCCTCGCCCCATCCTCACCACTGCGCTCGGTCGTGGTCGACAGCTTTACCGCCATCAATCCCAATGGCGTCGGCTATGCCGTCACCCGCAATGCATTTGTCCAGCTGGTCTCGGTCTTCACCAACTGGGCCCGCGTCGGCCTCTGGGCCCATGATGGCGGGCAGATCACCGTCGCCAACTCCAACAACACCTTTGGGGACTATGCCCTCGCAGCGACGGGGTTTCGCAACACGGTCCAGATCGAAGGGCTGTCAGGCACCGGCGTGCTGGTCACGCACATCGCTGCCGCCAACACAATCACCGCCCAGACCGAAGCCATCATCACCGCCCTGATGGGCACCCGCTATCCAACTCTTGCAGGCTTTAATGGCCTGTCGGAGCGCGACAAGGCCTTCACCGAGCGCGACACCCGCACCCTGCTGCGCAGCCTGATCAATGATCTGCGCTCAGGGCAGGATCGCGGCGCGCAGTCCTTTGCCAAAGGGCTCTTCGACTGGAACGCCAATTACGCCTTTTCCGTCGCCCTCGTGCCGCTCTTCCTTGCAACTTGGGAGCAGGTCCGCCTCGAGCTGGTCAACCGGATCACCAACAACGCGGCACAGGCGATGATCACCGCCCTGATCGGGGCTGATCTCGGATGTGATCACCGCGCCCGCAGGATTACCGCGTGGGCTTTGCCTCCGTGATCGAGGCCACCGGCCAGCAGTTCAGCTACGCAGGCTCCGGCGTCAATTACAACGCGCTGCCCTTCAGCCAGCGCGGCACCGGACGCGCGCCCGATCCCGCCAGCACCCTGCTGAAGACCGGCGGCGGCAGGATCTATGCGACCTTCTCCACTGAGGTTGGCGACACCTATCTCGGCGAAGACCTGCGGGTGGATTTTGAGCGCAACACCATCGAAGGCCAGGCCTTCTCGCGCGGTGTGCAAAACATCGCCCTTCCTCTCATCATCGGTCTCGGAGCCTGAACCCATGGTCACCATCACCACACCGCGTCCACCCCTCAATCTCTTCGAGGTGGTCCGCGCAGAAGTCGGCGTCGAGTGGACGACCATCTATGACGTGCCCGACTATCTGATCCCAGCCGAGGGCCCAAACCCCGCCGCAGCATCGGCACCGCTGCCATCATGACTGGCGTCCTGATCACCCCCCACTGCCGAGATCGCCGTGCGCGTCTCGATCCGGATCCTCGCGCTCAACAACACACCCTGGCTTTTGCTCGATCGCGCCTTCGCTCCCGCAGGCGATGTCCTCTCCATCGGGCTCGACCGCCAAGTCCTGCGCACCGGCGAGCGCTTACAGATGAAGGTTGAGGCCAGCGAGGCCGCCATCGCGCATTTCTCCTTTATCCTCAACCAACGCGAAGATTTTACGGTGATCACATGAGCTGCTGGATGATCCGTCACATGACCTTTTGTCCAACCTGCACCGCCCCGCCAAAAGAAAGTGTCAGCCCATGAGCATCCTGCGTTATGCCACCGGCCGTGGCCGCTTTGTCGGCCAGTCCCTGATTTATCCCGTCCCAATTCCACTGGATGCCGCGCAGTATTTCGGGGCGGCGGTGGTGGGCGAGAACGGCCAGTTCTACTATTCCAACGGCCTTGAATGGATCGTGCCCATCGAGGACAACGAGATCCTGCGCCCCTCAGGCACTTGTGCCCTTCAGCGTTGATGAGCGCACCCAGCTGCGCCTGACCACGTTTCGCTCGCCTGCAGGCCTTGAGCAAACCGGCATCATTTTCGAGGTCTCCAGCAACGGGACGAATTTTGACGGCGCACTCACGCGCATCGTGTCAGGCTTTGGCAATACCTATCAGCTGGAATTCCCCGAGGACGGCTTTGGCCCCGGCGACCGCGTGCTCTGGCGCGCCGCCTATACCGGCACCAGCGGGGCGCAATCGAACTTCTCTGTGCCTTACGCCCAGACGTTTCCCGAGCTGATCTCACGCCCCACGCCCATCACCCGCGAGAACGCCATCACCGGCACTGTGCGCATCACGGACTTCGAGAGTGCGGCGCTCTTTGGCTATGGCTACGGCGAGACCCAGACGGAGTTTTTATGCACCCAATGCCACGCCGGGTGTCGACGCCCCCCTGACCACCGTGACCCACACCGGCGGGGCGATCACCACCGTGCCGATCCCGACCGCTCGAGCCTGCGCAGAACTATCTCTGGCGCAGCCGCTATGGCGGGCGGCTCAATGCCTCCGCCCCGATGATCTATTCCGCATGGTCGAGCCCGCGCAGCTTCTTTCTCGGTGCAGCCTCGCTGATCCTGACCTATGATCTGGCGCTGGCCACCGCGCGCACCATCTATATCCCGCTCGGCGGCGGGACCGTGAACAATCCGCTCGATGTGAGCATTGATTGGGGCGATGGGACCAGCGAGCGGTTTACGACGTCCGGGATCAAGCCGCATACCTATGACGAGGGACCGGGTCCGCGCGTCTCTATCACCATCACTGGTCGTCTCGATTGGTACGGCACCACCCAGCCCATCGACCAGGCTGGTCTGATCCGCGTCGAGAACATCGGCTTTGCCATGGGCCTCACCTCCCTGCGCGGCGCGTTCCGCCAGACTACCACGGCGCTCGATTACATCACCCCGAACATCCCCGAGACCGTCACCAGCTTTGAGGAACTGTTTCAGGAAAGCGCCTGCGCGGCCGACCTGCGCGACCTGGATACCCGCAATATTGAGACTATCCGCCGCCTCTTTTATCGCTCCGACGGCACCGGCCCCAATTGCGCCAACTGGGACGTGGGGCGCGTCACAGACGTCTTCCAGGCCTTCGCTGACAGCCAAATGAACAGCCCCGTTCTCCCCTTGGGTAAATTTGGGGAGAGCCTCACCTCGATGGAGGAGATGTTCGTCCAGACCATCGGCGATTACTACGGCGGCCGTGACGGCCGCGTGCGCTTCAACCAACCTATTGCCGATTGGGACGTCCAGCCGCATCACCTCCATGCGCCTGATGTTTGGCTGCACCATGCGCGCCAATGCGGGCAAGATCGGGGCGGACTTCAACCAGCCG